ACATTAAGCACTACGAACCGTCTCGCATAAAGGAGAAAACATTATGGCTACACAGTGGACAGCGCAGGGCATTACATCGGGGGCGGTGCTTCCTGCGGCGACGCTTCAAAGCATTGGGGCGCCGTCTGTATTTTTTACGCCAACATGGACTTCAACAGGAACTCAACCCAATATCGGCAATGGTTCAGTTCAGGGCTCGTATTTCCAATTTCAAAAGTTTATTGTTGGTGAAATTCAAATAGTGGTTGGTTCCACGACAACCTTTGGCACTGGTACATATTTGGTCAGTTTGCCATTGCCTGCCAATTCGACTTGGTGTTCAGGTTTCGGCATGATTTTAGACGCTTCGGCTGGATACATCAGTTATTCGGGTGTAGCACTTGGAACAGGTAACAATCTTGAATTTCGTTTTGGTAATGCTTCAGGTATTTGGTCACCAACTGTCCCAATAACTTTGGCGAACAATGACCAAGTACGTATTCGTTTCTTTTATGAAAGGACATAATGAACTACAACCTAACTTCCACACTTGACCCTGACGAAGTGCCTGCCCAATGGTGGGCCGAGCGTATGCGTTTGCACCGTGACCGCCTACTTGCCGAATCCGATTGGACACAGGTCGCAGACGCACCAGTAGACAAACAGGCATGGGCGACATACCGCCAAGCCCTACGAGACTTCCCTGCGACATGGACAGCAGGCCCCGAAGCCGACTTCCCCGATACACCATGAAAACGCTAGCCGTCGTCGCAGGACTCGCCATCGTCCTAATGTTCGTCGTGACCAGCTGCAGCGACCGCACTCGATACAACTGCCAAGAAAACCCAACCGCAGAAAGATGCAACCCATGATCGCCTCAGTCATCACAGTCACCACCAGCCCCACACTTTTGGTAGCCGAAACCGCCAACGCGACCCGCACCATCTACTTTGAACCCCTCGACAACGATGTCCATATCGGCGGATCAGCAGTCACCACCACCACAGGACTGGTCACTAAAAAAGACGTTATTACGATGATGATCTTGCCACCACAAAACTCTTTGTATGCGGTCACGGCCACAGGCACAGTAACCATTCGACTTATGGTCCCTGAGGGCGATTTCTGATGCCTAGAAAGTTGACTAACTCTGAGATCAAAGCCCGACTGATATTGATCGTCGGCATCACACTGTCAGTCACTTTCGTGATCAGCACCGCCTCACTGCTCTACGGCTTACTGTTCGTCGTACAACCCTTAGAGGTATCACCCAACGACGAATCCGCGTGGTCGCTACTCGCGCCCATGATGCTATTTTTGACCGGAGCCCTATCTGGAATACTTGCCAGTAACGGCCTTAAAGACAAAGACAAGGACAACCCAAATGACTAAGCGAACCTACACAGGATCAACCGACGCCCGAGGCAATGTACGTCGCATGGGCACACTCAGGTTCATGGACTATTGCACCTTCCTGTTCGGTGTCAAAAACATTGGTATCTACTCTGACCGTGGAATGCGCTCAGACCCGTCCAAAAAGTCCGTACACGCGACATGGCGAGCAATAGACCTAAAGGGCACAAAAGACCAACGCAAAGCCTTAAACGAGTTTCTTGTCGCTCACGCCGACCTGCTCGGCATTGAAGAAATTCACGCTTATGACGGCACGGGCGTCCCGCTGAAGTGTGGTAAGTGGGGCGCGGGCTGGCGTTGCGATCGTGACGCTTGGAAGGTGTGGACCGCCAAAGCCAACGGTGGCACACCAGGCGCCGACTGGACCCATGTGGAGATAGACCCTGCACACGCCGACAGTGTTGCCCTAGTAGATCAGGCATTTGCCCAGATATTTAAGCAATGACTTGACTCCCGACTGACAAGTCGGTAAACCTACTCCCGACCTCGGAAACCCGACTCAGGAGGAAAGATGCAATTATCACTTTTAGCGGAACTTGATGTTCCAGCTGAGAAACTCAAGTACGAAGCCTTCAAGGAGGCAAACCCGTGGGTCATTGAACGACTCACCAAAATGTGTTACGCGCTTTATAACAACGGCCACAACCATTACGGCATTGGCGCACTTGTCGAAGTCTTACGCTTTCAGCACTCAACCACTTATGACCCAAACAGTGAGTTCAAGTTCAACAACAACTATCGCGCCTTCATGGCCCGCGAAATTATGCAAAACAACCCAATGCTGGAAGGCTTTTTCAGCACCCGCAAATCAGCTGCGGACTTAACAGAGGACTACTAAATGAACCTTAAACGACTAGCACTTTTAGCACTTGGCACTTATGGAATATGCGCTTTATGGGCAATTACAGGCGTACAAGAAACGACCGCCGACCTTACTGTTGCGCCTAGGCAGACGATCACTTTGCAGGACTTGACACCCCAGCAGCTGGAGGATCGCGCAGAGGAATTGACAGCGACAACCACAACTAGCACCACAACAAGCACGACCAGCACTTCGAGCACCGTCCCGTTTACGCGCCTGGCTGACTTCCACCCTGACACCAAATGTCAAGAATGGTTCCAGACTGCGATCTCGGTCGGCTGGCCGAATAACACTAAGACACTAGAGAAACTGGGTCGCTTGCTGTGGAAGGAAACAAGGTGTTTGAACATCACGCCGTTGTCCAGTGACCCTGAGTTAGTGAAATGGTTTAACGGCCATGACCACGGGATTGCACAAATTAACGAACCTGTGCACACCAAGTACGTTGAGCAATTGTTCAATATGCCGTTTGCTGAAGCGATGTCCGACCCGACCCTGAACCTGAGGTTTGCCTACCTGCTGTATTCCGACCTAGAGGAAACAGGCAGATGCGGTTGGAAGCCGTGGAAATTGTGCTGAACATCTACCGACCCGACTGGCAGACCGACGCCGCCTGCCACGACCTGCCACTCGACTTGTTCTTCCCCAGTTCCGGTATGCAGTCGCTACGAAACATCAATGTAATCAAGCCTTTTTGTTTGGCTTGCCCCGTCCACGTGGAATGTTTGGCGTATGCACTATCGCACCCAGACGAGCGCGGTATCTGGGCTGGCACTACCGAGAACGACCGTCGCAAGATCAGGTCAAAGAACTACGCGAACACCCAGTTAGCCAAGAACGCAGTACCCCTCGTCTATAGTGACGGGAAATACCGACAGATCAAGGAGACCCGACCGTGATGGATCAACTAGCCGAAATGACCGCCATGATTACGAAAGCCGACATTGCTATGAAGGCTGCAACATGGGAGATCGGACGCCTCAGGGACGATGTAGCGATGCTCAGGAAGGCGCTTACCGAGTTGGCTTATGTCGCTGAGGAGAACGGTGTCTACTTGTCCAATCTGACCAAAAGCACGCAGGATGTCATCGTGGCGATGCGTCTTGGCGGGTTCAAATGAACTGCGGTAAATGCGGTAAAGGTTTCAACAGTGCCGATCTACGATGCCGCTTAGAACTGCGTGGAATATGCCTTGACTGTGCGGAGGCTAACGGTTTCGCTGGCATGACATTAGAAGAAACGGCGCGTTGTGTATCAATGCTCAAAGTTGTTGCAGATTATAAAAAACAGACAGCCGTTCAGGCCCGACACATTAAGGACATGGAATCATGAGTTTCAACCCAGCCGACTACGCAGAAGTAGCAGAACGACTTCCCGCCTTTTGGAAGGACTGCGCCCGCGGACGCATCACTACCGAAATCGTTGTGGACGACGGCACTCGAATCGTTATGCGCGCGGACCTTTACGCCGACATAGGCGACACAGTCCCGACTACCACAGGCTTCGCTGAAGAGATCCGAGGCTCAAGCATGGTCAACAAAACCAGTGCGCTTGAAAACTGTGAAACCTCCGCTATCGGACGCGCTTTGGCTAACTACCAGTATCAAGGATCAAAGAAGCGTGCGTCGCTGGAGGAGATGGTCAAGGTGTACCGGCAAGGTGAAACCGCTGTAGGTGACGCACCATTGACACAAGCAGTGCAACGCACACAGGCCCTCGGCTCATCCAGTGAAGGACCCACAGCCAAACAACTGGCGATGCTTCGAGCCAAGGACTACCAAGGTCAAGCACCATCTACGAAGCGTGAAGCGTCTGAGATCATTGATCGGCTGATGAACGGTGGCTGAACCATCTGAAGCAGAGTTTCAAAAAGCCGTTATAACATTGGCTAAATTGCATGGTTGGCGTGTCATGCACACCCAGCCCGCACAGATCCGACCGGGCAAATGGATCACACCCAACACAGGCAACCAAGGCTTCCCCGACCTAGTCATGTCGCACCCGTACCGCGGCACTTTGTTTGCCGAATTAAAAGCAGATAAAGGGATCGTCAGTGAATTGCAGTGGG